GCTGGAGTTTTAAACCACACGATCAGAGAAATGGTGATCTTTGACACAGTGCCAAAGGTATACGAAGGCGAAGCAGCTCGCGAGAAATCAGGCGCATTCCAAGAACCCCTGAAAGACGTGAAGCTACAGGAACACGATAGGAAGTATTACACAGATGAGCAGTTTCTCATCTCGCAGATGCAAATGCAGAGTATGATGGGCAACGCTAGATGGAACGGTCTTAGCGACGACGAGCGCTATAACAAAATCATAAGAAACCTTATGAAAATGTATCCCGATATCGAACCGTTTGAACCTATGAGCGCTGCGGAGCAGTGGAAGGGATGGGAGGCTGAGGCAGCAGCAGCGGCGTCGGCTGCCGGTGCTGGAGCGGCTGCGCCGATGGCGGAGGTTCGTGACGAGGATCAGATCCCGACTCCTAAAATTGACGCTATGGAGGGAGAGGGAATACCGCAGCACATGTCAAGGGGTGACTACCATATGAAAGGCATCAATAGGAAATTTCGATATGATTCGGCACCCATGTCAGGATCAGGCGCTGCTATGAGCAGATCGGCAGATGGGGAAACGCGTGCACGTATCAACAAGTCCGTCCAAGATCTGGATACACAAATCTTAGATCTAAAGGCTGCATATCGGACGGATGCTGCATTGTTTGAGCCATTCCATGCTATCTTAAACATAATCTATGATAAGTACAGAACCGACAACGAGAGTGCAGCCGCGGCTCGTACGCTAGAAATCCAGCTTCAACTTCTCCGAATTGAAATCGGTAAGAAGATCGAAACTGTGTGGGATCGCATTCGTCGCCGGATTGATATTCGGGCGCCCCGACTCGACGAGCGGATTTTTGCTAATCAGATGTTTCCTAATCGAGTTATGGGATGGCATGACGTCGATGAGACCCCACCTCTCAACCAGTAAGAGTTGCAAATCTACTCTGTCTTTACTTCAACCCCCTCCGCCACAACTGTCAACGGTGTCTCAATAGGAGCAGCATCTTCAACCGCGCGCTTACTTCCGAATTTACCTTTGACAGCGATGTAACCCTTGGCGTGGAGATATCTAAGTGCGAGCTGACCCGCGACATGCTTGCGCCGCGAAACAATGCGACCCGCCGCGTTCTTCATGAGGTCATCTTTCGTCAGCCTACCGGACGTACGCTCCGCAGTGCCGTGGAACACCTCAGCTCGCGATCCGACCTTCTTCATGAATTTCGCCATGTTTACTGTTTATTTACACGAGGCCGGAGCGCGGGCGCTTGCCACCGCCCATGCCAAACTGACTCGCCAGCTGCTGGGCCTGGGGCGCATAGCTCAAGGCCCGGCCCGCCAGGGCGGCGCCCGGAACACCCATCGCCGCGGCCTTGCCAGAGATATCATACTTCTTGTTGATCTCGTTGGCCTTGTTTGCCAGCGAGACGGCCTTCCCGATGCCCGTCGACGCGGCGCTGAGCCAATTGCCACGGCCCACCATGCGGTTAAGGTGCGTCTTGGTCATGCCACCCTCCGGCGTCGCCGCCTCGACATCCGCACTGTTGAGGATCGTCTTGCGGATCGCCGACTGGCCACGCACGGTCTCGAAGAAGCCAGTGTTGATGGCGATGAGTGTCGTGGTCGTGGACGTGACGGAATCGAAATAGCCATACGGGTTCGACGCCGTAAGGTTGATCTGGATAGAATAGTTGCCGAGGCATCCCGGAGCCAGACCCGGGCTGAGCGTGACGTCGTGACCCATGCGCAGAAGGATAGGGCCACCGCTGAGCTGCGTGAAGCCCGTCTGGGTGTACTGGGCCTGCTGGGTAATAGCCTGCGAATTCGGCGAACCGCTCGAGCGAGCAAGACTCGGGTAGGCAGCCTGCGTGTAGCCACGCCAATGATGCCAATCCATCGGCAGACCGGCCGCAACCGCAGACTCATACAGGTTAAACTGCTGGAATCCAGAGCACAGGTTGCTAAAGTTATCGAACGTAACCGTGCAATTCGAGATGGGGATATAGGTATCAAGGCTGCTCGGGCCCTTCGTGCCGGGCTTGACGTAGACCATGATCATGTCCGGGATCGAGGTGAGCGAGATCGTGTTCGTAGAAAAGACCTGCGAAGATCCGAACGTCTGAACGGAATCCGTCTTTACGTAACGCGGAAACTCAACATACGGCACCGTCGAAACAAGCGGAAGCGTGATGTCCGGACCCGGCGTGAGGAACCCAACATACAGGGTGGGGTTGCCCCACGGGCCAGTGCCCGCCTGCGACGACGCACTGAATGCAAGGTCGCTCAGCACCGTGCGCACGTTAGACGAACGCAGGATATTACCAGTGTTGGTATTGAGACGGGTCATGTCGTCAACCCACATCGGCAGCGTCGCAGTCGTGGGCTCCGTAACACTGATCAGACCGTTCTGCGCGGCAAAGCAAGTGCCCAGACTCGCGAAGTTCAGAACAAACTGCATGTTCGTCATGCCGTAGAGACCAACCGTCTGGAACTCGGCGCTGTCTGCCCAAATCAGCGGCGACAGAACAAGGGGCTCAACCGTCTGAAGCGCGCCATACACGGGGAGCGGGCCGAGGGGGGCCTGCCAACCAGCACTGAGAGACAGCGTCACGGCGGTCACGCTCGTGAATGCAGTTCCGGCAATGATGGTGTACTTTGAGCCAACCTGGCCAAGAGAGCCCGACTTGAGAGACGACACCCATCCAAGAACAGACGGCGCGCGACCAGCCACAGTTCCGTTCGTCGTGTAAAGACGAGCCGCAATCATGCAGTACGGCGGAACAGTCTGCAGAAGAGTCAGAACTGCATACGTAGCACTATCGTTGACATCGAGAGTAAAGCCAGGGGAAAAGAACGTGGTCGCAACGGAATTCGACTTGCAGATAAGGTCACCACCCGGGAAACCAGTCGTCCACACGGGCTGGTTATTGACGAAGGGGACAATAACAGTGCCGCTCGTGTCCGTGCCATAAGCAGCTGCAAGCTGCGTAACCTGGCCCGTGCTCTGCTTGGCGACATACCAACCGACACCGGACTGAGTAGAGATATTTCCACCCGAGACACCCGCCGCAGCGCCCGGCATAAAATTACCAGTCACACCAGTATCAAGGAACGGGTAGCTGGTAGACGTCTTTGCAATAACAGCGGACTTAACCTTGCTAAGCGCACTGGTCTGCTTATCATCCGCAAACCACGTAGTAGGGTAAGCACCGTTGGGGATGTCACCATAACCATTGACTGTGCTATACGACGAGAAATTGCCAGAACCATTGAACACGTCATCGCGACCCCACGCAAAGGAATCCATATTAGAAGGGGTGGTGCGCTGCTTGGTGTTCTCGGGGGTCTGCGTGAGGAGGAGCTGCTCACGAAGCGTGTCGCCGTTCGTCGTAACGGTGCAATCGTTCAGCGTGGCAGTCATGTTTGTAAGAGCACTCTGAACCGGGAACGCGCAGTACGCAAGGTCCTTCGCCGACACGGCCGTGCAGTAGCCAAGCTGCTGGAACGTCTGGCTCTGGTTCGCATTCATAAACCCAATATCCGTCGTAAGCTGGGCCTGCACACCCATCGCCGGGTCCACCACATCCCAGTTCAAAGGGTTCTCGATCGTAACCGTGTTAGCCGCCGACGCAATAGTTGCCTGGGGGGCGCTCAGCACAAAGTGAGTTGCATCTGTAACAGTCTGGACATAAAGACCCGGGGTACTTCCAGAAAAGGAAACCTTTGCACCCACAACAACCGCAGTCGAAGGTGCAGTGCCGATCGTAAGCGTGCTCAGCCCAGAAGCCGTGGCGATCGCACCAGTGACACCGCTGGCAGTGCACTGCTTAAGCGAGATATTACGCGGGCCAGCATAGTAAAGGTTCGAACTAAAGTACAGAGTAGACGACAGCTGGATCTTGCGGTCGACAAAAACGTTCAGAGACGGAACCAACACCTGGAACGTCATCTGGCTGGCGTTCGCAGAGATGGCCTGGAACGGCGCAACGCTGACGGACAGAGCACCCTTCTGCACGGCATACGCCGGCTCATCCTGCTGAAGGCGCGCATCATACACCGCGATCTTCGAAATCGTACTCATCCTAGCTGTGTCTTAGATGTGATGACTAGCTTGAGTGGGGTGGGCTTCAGTGGTCCTACACTTATAAACTAAGCAAATTACAGCTTTTACAAGTACTGCTTTAACTCTTAACGCTTCACCTGGAACTCAAACCGCATAAAGACCGACCCACCATTCGAAATCGACATGATACGGAGTGCTCCAGAATTCTTCATGCGCATACACACCGCGTAATCAAACACGATAAAAGGCACGGAGCCCTGCATGGACACGTGGATTGCATCTTGGGGCTCAAAGATAACCTCATTTCGGTACTGCTGGCCCTTGCTCAATGGATCCTTGACAACGAACTCTCCCAGGATCTTAAGGGTCTTACCCGGGGGTGCCCTATTTGTAATCACATCTCCCAAAATAAACGGCGACGACACTTGATCATCAAGAAGCGGGATCTCTCCTGCAATCACAACGATCGTATCGACTGGATTCCACATCAACCCAACGGATGGGTAATCCTGGGGGTATGTGTAAATGTACGGCGTATTACCCGAAATGCGGCCATACGGAAGATACGACGTCGAGACGACAGTTGGTGTGACCAGGGGCAGCGGGTTTGTAACGGTTAAACCCGCGTTCGAAACCTGCGGGAAATAACGCACATATGATGATGTTGTCTGTGTGCGTGGATCCGTATACAGAAGCTTTAGAGACGGCCAGTTCCCGAATAGCTGGTGGAAGTAGTCGTCGCATTCAACGTTGAACTTCTCATCAAAGCTCGCAAACGGGTGGCGCGCGACGACATAGGGAGGTGATGTCATATACCCAGTGCCCGTGATGCCCCACGAATCACGCGCTTGGTCGTTAAGCGCGCCGTTCATTACCTGTGTAAGAGTTGTAGCCGTTGTTACACTCTGGTCGTCTGGAAAGCCACTGTATCCATCATCGACGTTGGTGGCAGACGTTCCGCCGTAGCCATAGCTATCAAGATTAAGAACAAAGAGCTGCGTCGATGCGTTAAACGAGATAAACGGCGGAGCGGTTGCAATTGCTGGGACGTTGGGGTTTGCTGAGTCTGACCCATCAATGGCCATATTTTGAGATACAGCAGAACGAAGTGCCCAGTTTGTCCAGTCACCACCCTCGTTTGGCGGTGGCTCTGTACCAGATGTAGCTCCCGTGCATTCAAATAAATTTGACGTGTAGTTATCACCAGGGTAATACACAGGGTATGTTACAAGGTCGCCATTACGGTACGAAGCTCCCGGAACCCAGCTAGACAGGATTGACTGGCCGCAATCCTGCCACACGAGTGATGCTGAAGCCGGGAAACTTCCTTGATTCGCAGACAGTGCATAATACGCGCGCCCGGCAAAACAAACAGCGGCACCCTTGGAATACACTGCTGTTGATGACCATGTAAGATAAGCTCGGCAGTTTGCCGCACAGAATGTAATGAGCTGTTTCTGGAGGCACTGCTCATCAAGTGGGGTTGTCGATGCATCGTTATCAAACTCGTCAAACAACAGCCGCTGGAACGTAGGATTTATACACTGCTGAAGAAAGTGGCCATACGAGTAACAATCAAAATAGGTAGGAGATCTGCCCATCGTTCCAAGAACAACATCGTCGGTGGTTGGCATAGGGTAGATTAAAGCGGCCTGATCCTCTGGAATCCAACGAACGTTCTTATACGAAAAGAGGTTCATCGTTGCGCGGAATCCAAGCTGGAACGCGCGCGGTGCGTACACCACCGTCCCACCAGGCGGAATGGCAAATACGGTATTCGGCAAGAAACCGAGAAACTTACACGCCTGGAGAATTCCTTGTGTCGTTGGTGTCCATGTCACCGATACATTGTTCGTATAAGGAAGAGCCTTTCCGTACGTTCCAGGCAAGGAGAAGTCAAGATACACTGTCTGCGAAGTGCTCGCATTTGAAAATCCCAGAACTTGTGTCATGGCTGCGGTATTCACACCTGAAATGCTCACAGTGATTACACCTATATCAGAACTTCCACCGTTCGCATCGCTAGCAAACATATTCGTCAGGCGTGTCGCGAGATTCGTGGCGTGAATGTCTGGCCCCGACTTATACGCATACGCGCAATTCAAACAGCCTTTCAAACGGCGAACGGTTCCCACCGCCGGAAGAGTCGTCGACACATACCACGGAATAAACCCGTTCTGCGGCCACGATGCCGAATTCTGATCCATATACGGCGGCACGCCAGAGTAAATACCCTGCTCGTTACTAGTCGCTACGCTATACACAGGACCCGTCCATGTCATATTCAGACCAGGCTGTGCTGTCACTTCCCACATCTGCTTGCCACCCTCCGTCACGATCTTTGACGGCTTCGGGCAAAAAAGAGGAATGTTATTGGTCGTGATAGAACCACGCACTAGGGATACCGTATAATCCTTCGTGTCGCCGAGAAGAGGAGTGAGACGCGACTCGCGGAACTTTGCAAAACGACCATGCTCACCGTCGCTCGTAACACCCCTGTCCACGTCCGTTGTGACAAGAATGTTAGTATCATAGTGGATGGAGTCAAGCGTGCGAGTAATGAGACCTGATGAAATGGATTGGTCATACGTTGAGCTGCCCAGGTCACCCAATCCTCGGCCCCTCTTGGTGTGATGCATGATGACCGTACCCAGAAACTAGCAGGGTTCTGATTTGGTTCTGATTTCTTCTTGTCCCAGAAAGTGGTTCGAAGTGACCTATCTAATACAGCCAGCCGCTTAACTGCTCTTATAGGACACTTCGATCCATTTGTTCCGTGGCTCTCACGGGAAAATGCCCAAATCACTCCATACCCTTTCCGAATATGCCCTTGGTGAAGATGACCTTAGGAAACTCCTTGGCAACGTCCCTATCTATCGTTATCCCGAGCTTGAGACTCTATCAAGCCCCGACGAGCTGTTTAAAGGCCACGACGCGGCAATCATTCTCTTTTTGACGGAAGACCAGGATACGGGCCACTGGCTCGCCGTTCTTAACCAGCCTGACCATTATGAGGTTTTTGATAGCTTTGGTGTTGCAATCGATGGAAATCGCACATGGCTTAGCAAAGCAGAGCAGTTGGAGTTTAATGAAACTGCGCCGTTGCTTCAGCAGCTGCTTGCCAAGGGTAACAAGCCCGTCACACATAACACCACCAAACTTCAACAGGACGATTCGGACACGTGCGGGCGATGGGTTGCAGCGCGCATTCTGAACAGAGCGATGCCATTACCGCAATTCGTGTCGATGATGAAAGGTGGAGCCGGCAAGCCCGACGACGCCGTGACGCGGATGATTTATAGTTTATTGGGGAAGTAAGTGGCACACGTGGCCAACCGGGGTTGAGCGCTTAAATGGTCTATTAGAAAACAGACGCACTGTGTATTAGGCTCGCACTTCCTGCTCTAACAAACTTTCACACGTCGACCCACACGCTACACAATGAGCGAGACTTCGAGCGTCGCTGGGACTCGTGTGTCAATCCTGTCAGCTGCGTCTCTCGGTCTGCGTGCGCGTGCGTGGCTT